CCAAGTTGTTAGTGCACTATCGTTACCAACAGGTTCCCAAGCACGAATGCCACCAATGTCACCATTGGAAGAACCAGAAATAGGTAGTAGATAGTACTTTAAGTTAGCAATAGATTCTGAAACAGTGTTATCAAAATCAATCATTGCAAGAGTTGCAGATCCAGTAAGAGCAGCGATAGCATGGTTACCTGATTCGGCTTCGTTTATAGAATATCCGAATTTACCAGCACCATAAAGACCACCTGTTGCATCACCAGAACCTGAAGTGTTACCAAACACATCAGAGTTTTGAGTGAAACCAGGTTGTGCACTACCATACTTGAAGTCAAGATAGAAGATAAGACCACTTGGTAGGTTCATAGGTTGAACACTAACAAAGTCTTGTGCAGCTAATTCACCAAAAATTCTACGAACTAATGGTAAAGCAACACCTGCCCATTCTTCAGAATTAGATTGAGTACCAGTTTTGGAAGACTCATCAATTAATTGACGAGCTTGGTTTTCCAAAAGAACAGCCATTCCGTGTGTCTTGTTCTCTTCGGTAATACCTTCCAATAAACCAGTTGGCTCCCACTTCTTGACTAACTTACGGGTCTGTTCCATTAAGGCACGGTGTGGGTTATACCCATCCATTATACCTTTAATTGAATCAAAATTAGACATTATAGTCTCCCTTATATTATGTTAGCTAATTTCTTAAACCTATTCTTCAAATCATTACCTTCAGAAATCACTTTCGATTCATTCTTAGGTTGGGTTGAAGCAACAGGTTTAGAAGATTTGCCTTTGGATTCTTGAATTTTAGGCTTTTGACCAAAGGATTCAGCAAGAGTAGCGTAAACAAGTTTCACTTCTCTCAAATTCTTTGCTCTGTCAAAAGTCTCTACGACACGATACTTGTCACCTTCAGATAATCCGAATGCACGGAATAATTTGTTAGTGAATAAAAGTTTCGCGTTTAGCAAGTTAACTTCATTAAGTTTGCCTCGCATATATTTGACGGCATTGCGATACTCTTCGAGTTCAGATTTCAACTGAGTGATTTCCTCGACATTCTCTTCGACTTCTTCATCTTCGTCTTCGACTTCAGATAAAGCTTTCAAGATTTCTTCAAGGTCGATATCTTCTTCCATATCTTCATCCTCGTGCTCACCTTCGTCTTCTACACCTTCGGTATGTTTAGCTTTATCAGCTTTACCGATATCAGAAGAAGATTCAGCATCTTTGTCAAGTTTATTATCAGCAGCTCCGACTTCAGAAGACTTAAGTTCTTCTTCAAGTTCTTCATCTTCATCAGCGTGTGAGACTTCTTCGACTTCATCGTCTTCGTCCTCAACTTCTTTTTCTAACTCTCTCAAGATAGATTCAAGGTCAAGGTCGTCATCTTCATCATCGTGTTCACCTTCGTCTTCGACTTCATCGTGGACTTCATCCTCAACTTCATCGTGGACTTCATCCTCAACTTCATCGTGGACTTCATCTTCAACTTCATCGTGGACTTCATCTTCGACTTCTTTCATCTCTTCGCCTTCGTCTTCGTGCTCACCCTCATCTCCGTATCCCTCTTTCTTCTCTTCACCTTCATCTTCAACTTCGTCATCCATAGCTTCATCTTTCATTTCATCTTCTTGATTTTCATCTTCGACTTCCTGACGAATCTTCTGTGTTAACATCGATTGGATTTTAGGTGTAAAAGCTTCAGCGAGTGCAAGACGAGCGTTTTCAACAGCTGTATCTCTGACTACTTTAGCATCTGCAATGGCCTCTTTTAAAAGGTCATCCATTTTAATCTCCAGATTGGATTTTAGTATTGTTATTAGGGGAACAATAATAGAATTATTATTTCAGGTACACTATAAAGAAAAAATAGTGTATTTATTTTTATATAAATATATAGAATTTAGAAAATTAGTCCATTTCGGCTAATATTTTTTTAAATCGTAATTTAGCCTTTATATTCTTTCTTCTCTTTACTTCAGATTTTTTAGTATAAAATTGTCGTTCTTTATACTCTACTAACACCTTACTCTCTTTTACTTTTCTTTTGAAAATACTGAGAGCCTTTTCAACACTGTTGTTTTTTACAACTACAGAGACATTTGTTGCCATTTATACCTCTACTTATTATTTTTCTGTGTAATCAATTTTGAGAACTTTACTTTCTGTTCTTTTACTTTTGAATTTGTGTCCTCACCAATTGTATAATAACGACCTAAAATGTGTCCCATATCTTCATACAAAACAGCCATTCTTTCTTGTAGGTCTTGTGCCTCAGTAGCAATCTTTCCAAAGTTACCACCAAGTTTTTTCAATTCTTTCATATTACGAGAAACGGTTACTTTATCAAACCATCCATCTAACTCATTTACTGCATGTCTTGAAGCAGTTTCACAAACCCAGCCTAAATGGGATGCAAGTTCTTTCAAGGATGTCTTTCTATAAAGTTCTTCACCGATATTATTGAAATTATTTACGGATTCCATAAATTTCTTTTCATCGATAGGTTCTTCTTTTTCTTCGTCTTCAACCTCAACGATGGGTTTATCTTTCATATTTGTCTTGAAAGTTTGTCCAACTCCAAGTGCAGGTGTTGATACTATCCCACCAGCGATAAAGTGTTCTTCTAATAAGTCTTTTAATTTAGGCATTGTTGTTCTCCGTTATATAAGTATAAATATCTACTTTTTAGTTTTTTTACCAAGTAATTGTGACATCACATTTTTGTAAGTAGATTCTTTTAGTTTCTTATGTACATACAATTTATCTACATCGTGCATCACACTCTTTCCACCCTTTTGAAATTGTCTATATCCACTTGAACTACCAGCTTTTTTCGATCCTGGTTCGGGTGTTGCAGGTATTCCACCACTCACACTTCCCTCAGGTGGTGTGGTTGGTTTTTTCAAAACATCTGCAGTGTGTACCATATCGTGTGTTTCTAAAGGAATAGTGTACTCTGGATTCTTACCAAAAGCTCTTCTTCCATAAATTCTTTGTTTAGGTGACAATGGTGGTGTATCATCCCTCAACTCGTGTGGGTCTATCACTACCATTTTCTTTTTATTCTCAGGATTCATTTTAGATTGTGTTATGGTCTTTCTTCCACCATCTCCACCATAGACCACATCAGCCTTTGGTACATCTACTTGAACCATACCTCGTGGCATCCCACCAGGTCCTACAATTCTTTCCTCACCATACTTTGTAAAAATACCATCAGGCCAAGCATCACCTGTGTTCAATCCATATCCTGTTAGTGTTCCTGAGTACTCATTTATAAGTTTTGCTAATCCATCAATTCCATATTCTTCTAATAATACTCTCAAATCTTCTTTTGATATTGATTCCATTGGTGTAAATTTTCTTTTCAAATATGATAAGAAATACTTTTTTGCCTTATCATCACTACTATGTCTACCCAACTCTATTTCATATCTTGCTTTACTTTTTGCTATAACAACCCCAAAATAATCATTTTTAGGTTTATCTTTTTTGTACACCCAAGCTTTTCTAACAGGTCTAAAATCTACATCACCAACAAATTCAGCATCTAAATATTGCTTACTCATTATAACCTCGATTTCAAACTTACATATGTTCCAGCCATTGATGGTGTAAAATATAATGCATATGTATTACCACCCTTGTGTAGTGTAAAATGAGTTCTTACAGAAGTCTTTTTCAATTTATATCCACCCATCTTTTTTACATCTTTCAAAAAGTCTTTAAGTGTATATAATGCATATTCTTCATTACCTGGTACTACATCACTTCCTACTTGTATGGAAGATTCTATAGTCTTAATTTTTTCAAATTTTATTGGTTTATCAAATCCTGCAGGTTCAGATACTTGATATCTCGATTCTTTTTTATCTATTCTTGAAGTTCCTGCCTTTATACCTTGACCTTGACCACCTGCCCACCAAGAATTTTTTGGGTGTCTACCTTGTTCTAAAGATACTTTCTTGAATACTTTTTCAAAATCTTTTATTGCACCCTTTGACGCACCATCTTTAGAATCTGTTGCATAATTCTGATATGGTATTGGGCCTTCAGATAATAATGTTTTTAGTTTTATCATATTATTACTTACGAAATTGTTGAGCAATCCTTATCATTTTCTTTGGTGGCATTGACCGAAACATCTTTTGTAGTCTTGGATTTTTATCGTATGCCTTATCTATCGTTACGATTAGATTTGCAGTTTGCATATCCATACCCTTTTCCATCGTTTGATTCTTCAAAACTCTTTTGGCCAAATCAACTCCACTTTCGGATGCCTCTTGGTGTAATTTCATAACACTATCCAATGTAGGTAATGATTCACCAAACTCTCTTTTTAGGTATTCACTTTCTGTTAATAATTTTTTTAGTTTTATCATAATCTTACCTATATCTATACAACCAACCACCGTGGACATCATACTTCTTCCAAGTGTCTGATTTGAATATGTTTCCTCTTACACCTTTAGCGGGTGCTCTAAAACTTGCAGGTTTGTAAATATCACCTGTTGCTCTATCTACAAAAAATGAAACTGCACCAGCTCTTTTGTTTCTGACATTTACAATCTTATCAAATTTTATACCAGGTCTCAATAAATCTGGATATTCCCATGCACCCATATCATATAATTTAGGTAATTCTCTTTTATAGTAGTCTTCGGCTTTCTTTTGCATATACTTCAACATTTTCTTCATAGCCGCATCATATCCCTTTGGAGTTGGAGCGGGTCCTCTACCAAAAGATTCTTCGTAATATTTTTGGTCTAAATCTGTTTTCTTGAAACTTTTTAGATTCTTTATTACCTTTAGAATTGCACCATACTTTCCTACTATGAATTGGTCTGAAGACACACCCAAGTCAATCATACCTTTAGAATTTACATAAAATGGTAATACATCAGTTCCGTTAGCAGATTTTACAGTATAGAATCCACCCCAAATCTGACTTTGGATAAATGATTTCTTCATAGGTTGATATTTTACAACTTTGATTCCTGAAAGTTTTAGTGCCTTATCAATGAATCCTTTTATGTGTTCATCCTTTACCTCAACTCCATCAATTCTGTTTTCAATTATTTCATTTTTTTTCTTATACAAATACTGAAATACATTTGCCCAACCTGGTAATCCATCAAATTTATAAAATGTTTTTGAACCAAAGGTATCTGAATCTACCTTTTCTGGTCTACCACCAAGTTTATCTTCATTCTTACCTTTCCAATCTAACCACTTGACATAGGCCTTCATCAAGTTACCTTTCAAATATGGTTTCATAGATGGTTCAACTTTTTTATATTTCTTTAGAAATGCCTCAACTCTTTTTGGTTGTACATCATATACCAAGAAATCTCTTTCGGTAAGTAAATGTTCTTTCATTGATAATCTGACTCCCTCATTCTTTTTATATTGAGGGTCAATTTTTTTCATCTTGATTAGAATATCACGAACTCTTTCTCTATCTAAACTATCACCAGTAAAGGTGTCAGCGGAATACTTTTTAAGATATACCGATAGTGCAACATTTATATCATTTACTTTGAGAGGTCTTCCCCTTTTATCAGGATATATACCTTTTTGACCATAAAAGTCTTGCATATATCGGTAAAACGATTGTAAATTTTCTTTTATTTTTTCTTTAGATTCTTTGATAGGTTCGTAGTGTTCTTCTACTCTATTTGCTAAATTATCTTTATTCTTTTTTAGAGCATCACCAGGTTCCCATTTCCATTTTTTCTTCTTTTGCATACTTCCAAGAAACTGAGAATCACCTCTACCAAGATTCAAGTATACTTCTACATACCCTATATCTCCACCAACTCTGTTTTTCTTTGAGACATATTTTGTTATTTTAGGTATTACAACTTTTAGTTTAGTTCCATTCATAGGAATAGGGAATGGTCTTCTTCCTCTTGTACTAATATCTTTGTATATATCTACCTCAAAATTAGCCATTATTTTCCTCCGATAATGTCTCTCAATGTATACTCTACTTTACACCATTTATCACAAGACTCACCAAGTTGTCTTCTTGACTTATCGATTGACTCATTTACAGGATGTAAAAATGCACCTTGAGTAGATGGATTGGATACAAAGTCAAACGCAATTAGTTCAAAATCATCCCCAACTTTATTTGCCTCAGTACCTTCAAATTTTATTGTCTCTACCGAACCAAGTCCACGAGAACTAATTCCCAACTTGATACCAGCCTTGAATAACTCTTTTAGAATATTACCACTTGGTGTTGTCAAAACTTCTACCGTACCAACTAAATCATCTCCGTCCCACTTCATACCAGTAACATTATGTGAAACATTTTGTAAATTAACCACAGAGGAATCGGGATGGTCTAATTCACCTAACGCTCTTTTTTCTTTTATAAATGTATCCGAATATTTTTTGGCCTCTCTCATCAATATGTCTTTTGGATAGACACGACCATTTTGGTTTTTGGAGTCTGCTCTTTGTAAGACACCAGTAACGGTAAAGGGTTTATTGTCGTGAACACCCTCCGATATTGTTTTGGCCTCAAATGGCCTGTATTCTAATAATAAATTTTTACTCATAGCGTTATTCCTCTGAAAAGTTTTTTTCTAACTCATCTATAAATATAGTGGCAATTTGTTTTACCTCATTTTGCATCAATACAAATGTGTCATCAAATTTTCTCATATACTTTCTATATGCATCTTTAACGATTCCTTCCATATTCTTTATAGCTCTATTTCGTCTGTACTTTCCCTCTTTGTAAATAACCGTATGTGTTTTATAAAATGGGGATAGTCTTGCTCTGTAGAATGCAGAGTCATTTTGCATATAATCAGAAATTATATTTACATTTTGAAATTCGTTAGTATGGGGAAATAGTAATCTTTTTAGTCTCATTGTTCATCAGTATAG